TAGTTGCTCCACCTGCGGCTCCTTCAAGGGAATAAATAGTCCCTAAATCTGCTTCAGTGCTTAAATCCTGTGCCACACTTTCCACAGTGAGTCGTGGTGCTGTAAAGGTCATGCCGCCTAATGCGTAATATAACCATGAGCCATTATTCAATGAAAACGCCTAGAGGTGGTCAATCTGGTAGCCCAGCAGGATTAAATGTCAAACCTATTATTGACGAAGTTAAAGAAGTTGCAGAAGAAGTTACTAAATATGGTGATAATAAAATTAAATCTATATGGAAAGGACTATCTGAAGAATTTAACAAAGGGTATCATGGTATAGAAGAGATACCCTTAAAGAAAAAGAAGTGATTCCTGTTACAAGCTGTAAAAAAAAGGTACCTTATGGTACCTTTATTATTGGTGCCACTACCTTGTCAAAGTAGTCGCACCCCTGTTCTACTATACATATCTTTCCCTCTTTCTCGCTGTCCCTCCATTGAAACAGTTTAGTACGTGTTATGCCCATCTCGTCCTTTATTTTCTCTACTTTAAGCATTATTCCTAAGCATCTCTTATCTGTACTGTCGTAGTTTGCACAGTGCTGTCTCGCCTTTGTTTGCCCCTTTGTTTCACTCACTGTCTACTCCTTTATTAATAAGGGGGGTCTTTTGGTGCCAACCATGCCTTTCTCTCCTCTTTCTAATGATTTTCAGAAAAAAAAACCTATACCCCCCTTGATTAATCACAATTTGAACCTTCTATACATTTTACAGTAGTATAACCGTAACGTTCATCTTCATCTCCTGGGTCATGTGGAGAAATAAAGTTGTCTTTATTAACAATACCGTGTCCTAAGGATTTCTCATCTTCATCTGTCCAATAACAATGTTCTTTCATTCTTTTAAGTAAGGTCATTACATATCTAAAATCATCATTATTTTCTTCATACATTGATGAATACAATAAGTGTAAAGCTTTAAATACTATATGTATATCCTTTCTTTCTAAAGTAAAGGGTTCTTGCTTAGTACTACCTTTATTTTCCCAATGCAATTTACGAATTTCATATCCAAGTTCCATATCATTAGGAAATTCTTTTATTAATTCATTAAGTTTCATTTTTTTAATCCTCTTGCTGCTACTATTGTTTTACATCTATTACAAATCCGTCCTTCACGAAACTTTTTCATTCCATAATTCTTACCGCATTTGCATCTAACATGTCTATTTATTTCGTGTTTCTCCATATTTTTACTTTAACTCTGGCGGTATTTCAAATGTCAGATTATATGGTTTTTTACCATAACGCCATTTCATTAAAGTATTGTTAAAGAAACCAATTACTTTATTGACATTATTTCTTCTCATATCATCTATTGCTGAGTCATATCCGTGAATATATCCTCTTCTAAAAGTTTTTTCATGTTCTATTTCATCTTCTACTTTTAGGTCTTGCATTACATCTACTATCTTCAATATCTGCCTCCTTTGGCTAGTTTTGTCATTACGTAACGACTTATTTCATCTGGTAAATCCAATATAAGTTGTATTAGTATAGCAAAATCAGACTCATCTAATGGACCTTTTCTTGCATTACAGCTTCTACAGATTAATTGTAAATTTTCAACTGTTGAGTCTCCTCCTTTAGAAAGGGGTATAATATGGTCACAAGCAATAGTATTAAGTTTTAATTGCTTATCACAGTACTTACACCCCTTTCCGTAGGAGTCCAAAAACATTTTCCTTATATCATTACCTGTTATTTCACATCTCACATTGCATTCCTTACTTCTTCTCATGAGTCCTCCCTTTAGGGAACTCATCTTCCTAGAAAGTCGCTTATATGCTCCCTTCCAATGTGTCCTATGTATAGGCTCTAATACAGGTTGAAAATCAGTTTTTGAGAGGATTGACAATAGCTTTCCTCACATGATAAGGTTTCTTTTTCCAGGCATGATATCCATCAAGTTTATCTTGTAACATTTCTAATCTTCTAGTAGCAGGTCCATTTTCTTGAACTTTACCTGTTGCTATTAAGTTTTTATATATCTTAATACATTCTATAAGACTAATAAAATTAGATGTATTAGCACCTTTTTTCGACAATAAATACCAACTTCCCATTAGTTCCCCCATTCATTCATCTTTTTTTCCATACGGTTTAATCTCCATAATTGACTTAGTTGTAAACATAACATCATCAACATAGTGAATTCCCAATATGGAAAATACTCTGTACTAAATAATACTTCCCAATAGTATCTCATTTTTACTCCTTTTAGTTTTCTTTTAAAGTAGGGGCAGAACCCGTTCTCTTCTACCCCTACTTATTGCTATTCCCTACCAAGTCTCCACGGCTAGGCTAAGGAATATTCAGCATACTTGTTTCCAGTATGACTTCTAATACGTGTAGTGTCTATCTTATAGCCATCATCTCTTAAATTCTTAATGATAGCTGCTAATCTAAAACAACCACACCTATTTAATGCCATCATTGGATTAACCTTTACTCCATCTTCTAACATACTCAAGATTATTTCTTTTTGTGAGACAGTGTTTCTAGGCATTTATTACTCCTTTGATTAAACAGTTTAAGGTTTATCCCTAAATTATAGACGACAAAAGTGAAATTTATTGATGTATTACGTAGTACAAAACCAACCATTATAACTCGGAATATGGTTATTACTATTCCAAATTTCAATAGTTCTACATCTATAAAAATCGCTTTCAAGAACGTCTTACTCTTTTAACTTTAGAAATAGTCATTCCAGAAATGTCCACTCCTTTAGTTAAATCTGTTCGAGCTTTCTTTTTGTCTATAGATTCTACCATAGTTACTTTCTTATACTCATCTGGTACAAGTGTTTCATCTGTGATAGCTACAGGTCCAAAAGTTTCATATAATTTGTATCTAGAAGTGTCAGTTTCATATACACCATCAGTTCCAACTTCCTCTACAATCATAGGTATTAGAGTTTGATTAAAGTACTTCTTTAATGACTCTGTTGCTTTTCTTCTGAACTTTAATCTATGAATCTCATCATTTAAGGCTTCAATCTCAGCATCTATTAAATGCTCTTTTCTACTTATATCAACCATAAAATAGTCAATATTATCAACTTTGTTTTTAATCTGCATCAATGTACCCATCTTGCCTTTTACAGCATCTTCATCAAGTGGGTCATGTTGCAAAGTAATATCATAATCAATATACTCGCCTAGTAGTTCACGAGTTGTTTTCTTTTTCATTATTTTCCTCTAGTGCTTGCTCAATGATATGTTCAAGTTGTTTACGCATACTTCGCTTATTATCTTTAGCAAGTTTTTGAAGTCTAAATTTTACTTCAGCACTCACTTCTGTTTTAACTGTATGCTTTGTACCGAATGGTATTGGCATTTTTACCTCCTTGGTAATCTAAATGACGGTGTCCATTCAAGTTCTACCTCGAATAAATCACCATCACTATTTTTAAATAAAGAAACTGTTTTCTCTACAGCGTCCTGTCTACCATTTATCCCAATGACTTTACGTGAAGCGTTTTCTATTGCACCTGAGCCTTTCCCAGAATATATATCAAGGATTTGATTCCTTGAATACTCTCTGGACACCTGTGATATTTGTATAATAATAATATCAAGGTTGACTGCAAGGTTAGATAGGTAATGAGATACATATCTCACTTGTTCGTATTCTCCACGAATACCTTTAGGTGGTTCAATCAGGTCGATATAGTCTACTACAACTAAGTTAGGTTGCAAGTCTCTTATAACTTTCTGAATCATATCTGGTGTTGGGGCAATTGTTTGAATATTTAAATGGTCTAAATACTTATTGTATTCTTCACCAACATATTTAAAATTTGCCGTAACATCATCTTTACTCATTCCACTAACAATCTGTTGGTTCCGTCTATGCATATACCAGCCACTTAATTCTAAAGATAGATATAAGGTTGGTATTTGCCATTCTCTTTCTATTTCATCATTAGCAAAGTCGTATCCTAATGCAATATTTTGTGCTAAAGCTGTCTTATTAGCACCAGTAGGACCAAATATAGTTACTAATTCACCAGGATAAATATTACAATCCTTATCCTTCAAACCGAACCTTTCAGCAAGATTAATCATTTTGCCTGTAAAATCTGATTCAAGTCTGTATTCTAATTCTTTTTGTAAATCTCCTGATGTCTTAATATCTATAAGATAGTCTTTGTTTTTATAATAAATGCATTTAGGGCTGCAAACGTCCATTAATATCTTATCATGACAACCATACTTGTATCCATAGTTATATGTTGATTCGACCTTATCTATAACAATTTGTGGATTTAGCTGGTTATCATTCCAATGTAATAAAGATGCTTTTGTTGCATCAGATGGTATACCATTTCTCCTGAAATGACTTGCCATCCTTAATAAAGTATGATTTCTAGAACCTTGAGAAGGGCCTCTATTATACAATGTCTGTATACATGGCACTACATTACTTGGTTCATTTATTTTTTGCATACTTCTAACAGTAGGAACAGTTTCAATTTTATAACTTTCTAATGATTTGTCTCCCCATAAGTCTTCTTGTCCAAAAGTAAGTCTTCTAGAGGAGGCTTTTTCTATTATATCAGCTACATCACCAAATAATTCTTCTTCTGTTAATGGTATTTTATATAATTGTGATTTAACATTAAGGCTGTGAGGTACTCTAATGATAGCGGTCCTTGTATATACAGATGGGTCAAGATGATAATCTTTAAACATTTCTGTTATTGTAGTTTTAACTACAAAAGGCAGTTCTGGACTCGGGTGGAATCCGAAATTCTCAGCACTTAAATCTATATGGTAACCAGTGCCACTATAATATAGAGCATAGTTTCCCTTTTTTAGATTCAACTCCTTATTTAAAAACATAAGAATAGACTGAGCCTGCTTTAAAGTAAATTCATCTGAGTTTTGACCTTTATCTATGTCAATAGGAATGGTGTTTATATAGCGAATACCTAAGAAGTTTTTTATACTTCCATTCGCTTTTATAAATACTAAAGCTTCTTCATCATATTGATATACACTTTGATAAATAGCCTGTTCATTACCTTGTTCATAAACAATGTCCCAAATGTCATCGCAAGGAACGAGAGTCCCCCTTTTAGAGGGACTCCCGATTGCAATTTCAACAAACATTAGAAACCTTTAACGGCTCCATTATCCATATCCCCATTAGGTTCTACGGTATTATTTGTTGACCCCTGCTGCACTTCTTTGATAAGGTTCTTAGACTTCATAAAATTTATGTAGCCTTCGAGGTCCTTTCTCCCTTGAGGTGTATTAGGGGCTATCCTTGGAAACGCAACTGTATAAGTCTTAGAAGGGTCATTACGACCTACTTCTTTATACAAATATACAAGATGCTGATGTTTCGGTTTGAGAACGTTAGTAACATGATTATGGTTAAGGTAATCGACTATGTCGATGCTTTCACCTTTATCATCTACCATTTCTCCTTGCACATTTGGTCCGCCATTAAATCCGATAGCATCGAAAAATGCATAAAGGCGTTTCAGCAATGTACAAGTTGTGATATTGCCGTTAGGTTCTCTATCATATGAACCCACAATTCTCATTTCCTGAGGGTATTGGGAGTCTTTAAGATTAAGAACAGCTACGATATATACATCTGCCCAATCAAACTGGTCAGACCTATCTTCATAGTCAACGATACCACATTCAACAAAACCAAGAAAATTACTACCTGTACTTTTCTCTAGTTCTGCAGGGCGAAAACGAGTTACACTCATTCTTCCTCCTTGTATTTTAGGATTTCTTCACATATGGCACTATACTCAAAAGGAAGTATTTTCTGAGCCAATGGTTTAAGGCGACTGCCTACCACTCGCTCATCGTATGCTTCAAATGATATATAATACTTACCATCTTCTTTTGACGCTGTCGTGTATCCGATTACGTCTGCTTTAGCGGCTAGTGAATATCCTAATCCACGTGGAAGTTCCGGTGCTAGTTGTACTTTCCCATCCTGCATTTGAGATGTTTTGGAATGACTTACCAGCACAAGGTTTCCACCTTTTTGTTTCATAAGGTCTTGAAAGCGTTTGATGATATCCAGATTTTTACGTCTGGCTTTTCCCCAATCTGCTCCCCATTGACCTTCCCCCATAGCAGTAATACCAAGTTCTTTAATGACTGAATTTTCAATCCATTCATTTACTTGACCTATAGTATCAATTGCTATGGTGTCATATGGAAGTTTCTCCCATTCAGAGGCAATCCAATTATATACTTCTACTAAAGAATATACTGCCATTGGTTTACCTTTATCGTCCCCAGAACGTACATAAAATCCACGTTCTTCAGGTGGGATAACTTCCATCTTTGCGTTGCCCTTTTCGACAACTTGTTTACCCTCGTGTAATACGGGGCGTGTAGGTGCATTTAAAGACACTGTTGTAACACTATTAGCACCGTCAACAAAGTCCGAACCAAGGTCTGTATCAAGAATTAATACACCTTCGTTGCCTTTCGGACTCCATTTACTGACGGCAGTAGTTTTACCTGTCTTAGGTTGACCTAGTATGAGATATGTCAAACCCGCTGGCATTTGCTTCCAGTTGGTTGACACTTTGCGTACTTGTATCAACTGATACCTCCTTTATTGTTGGAGTGATTAATGTACCAAATTCGACCATATTTGGGTTCAGGCTTGTCCAAATATAGTCATAATACGCTAAGCCTGCAACAAGATTATAAACTTGAGCCAGCCCTAATGAAACAATATGATTTGTAGCAAATACTGTATGTTTCATAGAACATGGTGCAGGTTCAATTGAATGAGTAGGTATCCATGTTTCCATGTAATTATCCTTACCAGGAGTCACTGTAGATAGTTCTACAGATGTTGCTCCCATTCTCATATCAATAAAGAAATGAGCATTAGGTAATTTTACCCATTTTTCATATACCATTCTCCTTGATTCCATATCGTCCGTACAAACAATCATCATAGGTTCGGGTACATGATTCATTCCAAAATTAATATTTGGAACAAATTTTTGCCAATCTTCAGAATATCTTTTAAATAAATCCTTTGCAGAATCTCTTTTAAGGTTACCAACTTCATCTAAAGGATAACAAGTAGTGCTAAGATTATGACTCTCAATTGAATCACCATCATATCCCACTACTTTATTCCAGCCCATCATTGCTAAACCTTGTATCATGAATGAGCCTATACCACCTAATCCTACTATACCAATGGTACTAAGAGATTTTAGCGGTATTAAATCCTTATTTCTAAGGAATCTAGTTTTTAACATTTTTACCTCATGAGTTAATTTCACAGGGATTGGAATCAGGTATGCCCTTGCCAGTGTTTCCCTATCGGAGATACTTGTATCAGCGGTATCAAGGGTGATGCTATTGACTCCCCTTCGCTCATTACGAGCCATCCAATCCCTGTATTGTTGAGTAGTGAGAACTATGCTACGGCAGAAAGCCTCATGACACTCAGTTGATGTTCTCTTGTACTTCATTTTGCTAACATGAGGCACTTGTACTTTATTAAGCCATCTACTCAATTAAATTTTACCGTATGCAAGGCCATCCATATATAGATGTGGGTCTACATTAGGACATTCTGCAGTAACTTTTTCAATGAAATCATTGTAGGTTAAACCACCTTCTTCAAATTCATCAATAAGACCTTGCATTGTATTTTGTTCTTTTTCAGATACTTCAGTTTCTGTATCCCAGGCTGAGATAATTTCATCCTTTGTTTTTCCAGCCAAAGGTACTCCACCAGAACCCTGAATAAAGCGTTGACCGTAAGTATTAGGATTAGTATATCCTCTATAACCATCATACAATGATACTTGATTATTACGTGTATAAGAAATTTTAACTTCCTTTTTCTTTTCTTCTTCTATCACGTCTGCTTCAAGTTTCCATTCTTTAGGAACTTTTAATACAGGTCCAGTTAATGAAACTTCACCTTCTATAAGATTAGGAAAACCGAATTGGTCTTGGTATGTCATACAGCAATCAAATGGTTCTTTAGCAGATGCAACAACAGTAGAAAAGAACAAGCCATCTCTTGATGTCTGCTCTAATGCTGTTGCCTCATCTGTAGGACTAAGGAAAGCACCCATCTTATGATGAGAATGTATTAATCCTAAGAAACATTTCTGTAAATCAGGGAACTTCTTATAGATTTTAGGTAATAACTCACCCATCTTATTCCCATCTAACTCTGTTTCAGTACCATGTCCTAAATGAATTGGCTTAAAATACTTAAGCTGGACTTTTACAGGGAAACCATTCTTACTTGATTCCTCTATCTTATACCAGGCAGGACCTGACCATTCTATTGATTTAAAACGATTCAACAGAAATTGGATTTTGAGATGTACCTTCTCTCCTATTGTGATTAGGAAGGGAGATGTATTCTTTTTTGCCATTTGTTATTCTCCTTTTTGAATAATCATTGATTAACTTATCATAACGCTCTAATGCTCCATTTACAAAATGAGCAATTCTTTCACTGGCATTATATTCAGTTGTTTTTCCTACTTCTATTTCAGCACTTAATATAGTTACTAATATATTATCAATATCTTCATCACTTAATATATCATCTGGGAAGAAATTTCTTAAAGATGCTATATCACTATTTTTAAATGTATTGAAATAATTAATTACCATATTAAGACCATACCAATATGTAGAATTACTTGCTAGTTTACTATGTTCAAGTCTAAACTCATACATCAAAGAATCATCTGTAACATAGGAAATTGTTTTATAAGTTATTTTTCTTCTTCTACATGTTCTATGATATTCGAAAATATCACTGAATCTTACTGGATTGTTAGAGGTTCTACGACTTTGTTGCAAACTATTTAGCATTGCTCTATGCATCTGATTTAATATCCTAGTTGGTGGACTAGTTCCAACATCAGTATTACACTTTTGAGGATTCCAACAAGCAAATACTTCTCTTTGTGTAATAACATCTGCAGCCAAACCATATGAATAATTTTCAAGTAAATCAAATTCATCTATTAATATGTCTACAGTACGAGAATATGTGTTATAAATCTCATTCCATATCATTTCAAATTTATTCAATTTAGTATCTTCAGTATCTGGAACATGTCTCTTGCTTAATATTACACCAGACCAAAGCATGTGAAGATTCTTCATACAATCTTTATTAAAGTTATACATTGACAAGTAAGCCATAACTTCACCTATATTGTCATTTACCCATTCTATGAAATTATGTCCTTCTAAATTTCTGGTAGAACGATTAAGGTGTTGTGCAATGTCTACCCACAATTGCTTTACAAAAATATAATCTTTTAAAAGATAATATCTTCGTATTTCACGAGGTAGGCGTAACCAAGTTCTTCTTACATTATTAATATTCCAAAAAGCATCATAAGATGTCCAGGTATTTAAGAATCCTTTTGCAACATTTACTAATGAAACAAGGTTATTAGTGGCTATACAGGTTGACCATGCCTGACTCCAATTACCTAAACATGGTTCTCCATGAAGAGATATATGTGGATGAACTGCAATCTTCCTGAATCTATCAATCCACCAGTCTGAAGCCACATGAACTTGAGTTTTATTACTATTCCATGATACATCTTTCCAACATTTTATTTCTTCATCTCCACTTAAAAATATTCTAATTAAAGATGGGTTACTCGAATTAAAATATAAAGAATGACTATCTAAACGATAATTAACACTTCCACGAAACTTTGGTCTACATATTCTTATATAAAATTCTGTTTCAATGTACTTATCCATTTTAAAATATTTGTAAGTTGCATTGTGAATATTATCTTTAAATGTTTCTACATAATGATATGCAGTATCTTTTAAACTTCCACGATTAATCTTACCACCTTGATTTTGTGCAATAGTATTTTGCAGTAACCAATAGTAAATAACAAAAACCTTTTTTTGAAATGATTCCATTTTCTACTCCTTTTAATCATCGGAAGGTAAAGCCACGAGCTTTGTAAAGACTGGGACATTTGTCGCTTGCTATTTCACATGGTTCTTGCACCATTGGCTTCAGCTTTACCTTACCGAATCTGTTATTTTACTACGTTACGCTGTTAAACCAGATGTTACTTTTTCAGTAACAAACGCTACAAAATCGTTCTCACGAAGTACAGTCGTTGGCTCTGCTTTCTCAGCATTAACATTTATGGTAGTATTCTCCAAATTTAGAGCCAATTCTTCTGCAATATCCGCTGGGATAGAGGCTCTAAGTGTTTTTACCATACCACCAAAGGTTTGAACGAGTACTTTGACTTTGTTTGAGTCATTTGCCATATGGTCGTTTCCTTTAATGTTAGGGGTTAACGTTAATCTTTGTGAGAGTTCCCCCTTTGAGAAATCAGTTCCTTTAACCTCTCTTCTAAACTCTCCAAAGATAAGTGTATCTCATTAAGTTCGAATTCAAATCTCTGTTCTAATACTGTAGTCCTGGAAAATAATTTATTTACTTGTTTCATTAAACGAAATGTTTTTTCATGTGCCCAAGTAGTTACTTTTCCATTAATATCTGTATGAGTATTTTTTGTCATTTATCCTCCTTTTCAGGCTCCAGAAGGTGACCAAGTTCATCGGGTTCTGTTTCGTATTCACACTCGTCGCATATAATGCCTAATTCAGAAATATCTGGTGCATCAACACAAGGATATTCTTGGAATGTAGTGTTAGGTGAATCACATTTAGAACACGTGTACGGACTCGGGTCACCTCCTGTAGGAACTGAATTAATGTTCAAATTTATCACAAACAGGACAGCCATCATGATGATTATGTAATGGCTCTTTACATTGAGGCAGTCTTTTATGAACAAAGTTACTTTCATTTAAAGCCTGCTGCCTCCAGTACTGTATCTGTTTATCTAAATTAGCCATTGTTCTCGTATGATACTGTGCTATTTGTATCAAAACAAAGACACTAATTAATAACAACAGATAACTTATAATTAACATTAAATCTAATGTAGACATTTCATTCTCCTTTAGTACTTACTATGGGCATTATTAAAAATGGTCCATTTTCATCAACATCAACATCGTACTCAACCAAAGCGTCTTCTAACTTTGATTCATGATTTTTAAGTGCATCATCTATTTCTTTAAGACTCATTGAGAACACTTCTTCCAGAGATAGTCCCAACACTTCCATTGCATGTGAGACTATCTTTTTCATTGCACCCATCAGTTGGCATCCTTTTCTTTATACCACTTCTTTTTAAGTAGTTTCTTATCATCTTGTAATTCTGCCATCATTTCAACTTTATCACAGGTATCTCCTGCCCATATAGGCGTAAATATCTGTTTTCCGGTTCTACCTATTGTCATAACAGGGAAAGCACATTTAGGACAAAGAGTGACTTTATCATATTTCTCAATAAAAGTCTCTCTCTTTACTTCTACTAATTCCATTACTTTAAAGAAACCGTTAAAATATGACTTCTTTATACACCATTCCATACCAGGTATCATTTTAGAAACAGTACTACGTAAGATACCTTCTATCATTCTTAAAAAACACTCACCACAGCGGTGACATATTGGTACTATCATTTTATTTACTCCTTTTATTGTATTTTAATGATTAATTATTCCTGCAGATGGTTAACACCTAATTGGAGACTAAACCAGAGGTTGGCTTTATCTACAGGAAATCTGAAAGCCCCCAGATACGGTATCCCTAAAAGGGTTTGACCTCAGTTATCGCAAGACCGTTAACTTACAGAATTACTTAATCCTCTCTCCATCTATATAAAAGTTATTTTGCAACTGTGTCTTCTTTCCCCTATAATTCTCTGCTGGGGGTAACCACCACCATCCATTTCCACCTTCACGGAACAATTCCTGTCTATCTTTTAAATACTGTTTATTTCTAAGTACATCACCATTACCATAAGGAAATCCTCTTGGCTGGTCTCTCCAACTTAAGTTGGTCTCTCTGGGTCTACCTTTATTCATGATATTCTCCATATTTAAAGACAGGTCCTCTAGATGTGTTAGTAGGGAATACCCATACCTGTCTTGGTTAAAAAATCTTTTTACAGTGACTGCATTGCATACCTGCTGATGTCATAATACCTGACACTATTGAGAACTGTAATTTATCCCAATTATTTCTGGCATAACTTGGGCAATAAACTTGA